CACCTGCTGAAATACCTGCCCGACGACGAGGCGAAACGAACCGCAGCGCAGTGGTACCACACCGTCTTCGGAACGTGGCCCGGGTCGAAGCACGGCACCAAGGCCGCCGCCCACCGGAAGGAGGCGGTCATGGCCGCCGCAGTATCGGACAAGCCGTGGGATCCGCAGCAGAGCGACTACACGCCCGCCCAGTGGAAAACGGCGTGCGTCATCGACACCGAAGTCGGGTCGGCGGATGCGAAGAGCCGGTACAAGCTGCCCGTGCGGGAACCCGACGGCACCCTCAACAAGGCGGGGCTGCTCGCCGCCGGGAAGATGTTCGACTCCGTCAAGTCGATCAGCCCGGCCACCCGGAAAGCCGCCGCGAGCAGCCTGCTCGCCCTGTTCAAGCAGGCCGGTGTGGACCTGCCGCCGGCCCTGCGGTTCGCGGCCGGCGCGAAGGTCGCCGCGTCCACCCCTGATCTCCCGGCCGCCGAGCCGGAGCAACCCAACACCGACCCGAAGGAGGACCCTGTGTCCACCGAACTGAGCGGGCTCCGCTCACGGCTCGGCCTCGACGACACCGCCGACCTGGACGCCATCACGGCGGCGGTCGACGAGCTCAAGGCCAAGGCTGACACCCCCGCCGTCCCGGACCCGGAGATGGTCGCGGCGTCCGCGGCTGCCGTCGAGCAGGCCAGGGCAGCCGAGGCGGAGAAGGACGAGCTCCGCAAGGAAGTTCAGATCCTCGCCTCGCAGATGAAGACGGTCTCCGACGAGCTGGCCACGGCGAAGGCCGAGAAGGCGGCGACCGTGAAGGCGTCCGTGTTCGAAGCCGCCATCAAAGGCGGCAAGATCAAGCCCGCTGATCGGGAAGCGTGGGAGAAGGACTACGACGAGGCACCCGCCGCCGTCACCCGCGTCCTCGCCTCCCTCGCCGTCGGCACCGCCGTCCCCGTCGCCGCGTCCGGCAGCATCGGCAGCCCCGAACCCGACGGCAGCGACGCCGAATTCGAGGCGCTGATCGCCCGGATCGACGCGCCCACCGGAAAGCAGGTCTGACCGTGAGCGCCTACGAACCGAAATTCCTGTACTCCGACGCGGTCACCGGCACCGCGTCGGCGACCATCACCGGCGGCCAGGTGCTGGCCGTCACCGGTAACGGCACCGTCGGCCCGGCCGGCGCGTCCGGTGCCGCCGTCGTCGGCGTCGCCGCGTACGACGCCGCGTCGAGCGACATCGTCACCTACTTCCCCCGCGGGAAGGTTCACATCTCCACCGCCTCCGGTGCGATCACCGCCGGTGCCCGCGTTGACGCCGGCGCATCCGGCACCGTCGCGTCCGCCGCGAACGCCCTCACGAACATCGGGATCGCCCTGACCACGGCCATCGACACCGGCCCGTGCGAATGGATGGAGATCTGATCTCCGCCCGGTAACTCCCGCGCTCCCCCTTCCAGGCCCCACGCATGGCGTGCCGGGCCTTTTTCGTGTGCCCGGCAACCGGGCGGAACTGAAAGGTGACCCCGAATGCCGGGCGCATACCCACCCTCTGGCCCCTCCCTCTCCGGTGATCTCCTCACCATTCACCGGCTGCTGCAGAACCCCACCTACCTGCAGCGGCGCCTGCGCACCATCGCCGAACTGCGGTTCGTCGCCGACCGGATCCTCACCCAGCGGCTGCGGTCCGCGGGCGGGGCGGTCGCCTACGAGACGTCCGAACCGATCGTGAACTCGCGCGCCATCCAGGCAGTGTCGGCGGGCGCCGAGTACCCGCGGGACACCCCCGCTGACGGCACCGCCGCCCTGGCGAAGGTGTCCAAGTGGGGCCAGGCGGTGCAGCTCACCGACGAGAAGCTGAAGCGGTCGGTGTACATGGGTGACGAACTGAACCGCACCCTGCGGAAGGTCGCGAACACCGTCATCCAGAAGATCGACAAGTTGACCACGGCTGCGGTCGGCTCCGCCGTCACCAACACCGTCGCCGCGACCGCGGCGTGGAACGCGGCCAGCCCCGCCCTGTTCCGCGACGTCGAACTCGGCGGCGCGTACATCGTCGACCGGAACATGGGCTACGTCCCGAACACGGTCCTCATGTCGACGACGAAGTACGCGCTGCTGGTCACCGACCCGGCGATCGCGGCGCTCCGCAAGCGGGAAGACTCGTCGAACCCGATCTACGGCGGCGAGATCGAATCGCTCGGCAAGTACCAGATCATCGCGACGGCCGCGTCGAACCTGCCGTCCGACGACGTGTGGGTGTTCGACCGCGACGCTCTCGGCGGCATGGCCGACGAAGTCGAAGTCGACCCCGGCTACGCGACGATGGACAACAACCTGCAGTACCAGAACGAGCGGGTCGCGAAGCGTGACGCGTGGGACATCTGGGCCCGCCGGATCACCGTCCCGGTCGTGCTGGAACCCGCCGCCGCCGTGAAGATCACCGG